CAGTTCTGCCGCGACGTCGGCCCCATCGCGATGCCGATCAAGGGGCGAGGCTTCTCCGAGAAGAGCGCGCGCGTCCCCGAGTTCGCGGAGTTCAAGCAGAAGAGCGGCTTGGTCGTCTATGGCATCACGGTCGACCTCTACAAGGATCGATGGGGCGCAGCCCTGCGACGTGGATGGGACGGCATCAGTCTCCAGCCCGAGGGCCATTTCAACGCGCCCCTCGATATCACCGATGCGCAGCTCAAGGAGTTGACGGCGGAGTTCAAGCGAGCGCGGATCGAGAAGGGCACGGGAAAGCGCCTCGGATTCGAGTGGTACCGCAAGTCGGGGGCCGCCAACGAGCTGTGGGACCTGCTCGTCTACAACAACGCCGCCCTCGACCTGCTGGCCTGGCACACGTGCCGGCAGATGCAGCTCGATGCGACCCACTGGCCGGAGTTCTGGCGGGTGTGCGCGGAGCAGAGGCCTTTCTTCCAGGACGGATGATCATGATCACCAGCGCCTACACAAAGCAAGAGCTTCAGGCGCGGATCGACAAGGTCAAGGCGCAGATCGAGACGTACGAAGATGCGATCACAGCGCTCTCGACCGGCGCGCAGACCTACATGCTCGACACTGGTCAATCGCGCCAGTCGGTGACACGCGCGAACCTGGCGAGCCTCAACAAGACGCTGAATGACATGGAGGTGAAGCTGCAGCGCCTCAATGCACAGATGTGCGGCGGCGTGTTCGTCGCGAGGCCGGGCTTCTAGCCATGGCGTGGTTCTCCGGCGCCACCGCGCGTTTGATGAGCGCAGACCGTGCGATCCCTGATGGGGTCTCTTCCGCGCCCGTCTCGCTGGAGCCGGCGGTTCCCCTCGTCGCCGTGGACCAGCTCGCGCCCACGAGATACCGTGTGCACGACGGGGAGAAGTTCTCCGGCGGGCTCGGCGCGATCGAGCTTCTGCTTACGGACTACTGGGGACTCAGGGCCCGTTCAGCGGAGCTGTTCGAGCGCAACCTGTACGCGCGGGGCCTCGTGCGGCGAATCGTCACGAACGTGATCGCGACGGGGCTCCACCCAGAGGCCACCCCAGTAGAAACCCTTCTGGGGCTCGACGAGGGGACGCTCGAGCAATGGGCCGAGGACGTCGAGCAGCGCTTCGAGTTGTGGGGGAAGCACTCCCAGGTCTGTGACTTCAATGGCGTGCTGACCTTCGGGGGCCTGCAACGGGAGATGTGGCGCGAGGCCCTGGTATCCGGCGACGTACTCGTCGTTCTGACCGTGAAACCGGTCACCGGCCGCCCCCGCGTCCGTCTTGTCCGTGGCGACGCCGTTCAAAACCCCCTTCGGGTTCCAAAGCTGGCCAAGGGGCACGCCATCAAGCACGGCGTCGAAGTCGACGCTGCCGGTCGGCACGTCGCTTATTGGATTCGCAAGACGAGCCCGGATGGTCGTGAGGTGACCTCGGAGCGTTTGGCCGCACGCGGGCCGCGCAGCGGTCGCCGCGTAGCGTGGTTGGTCTACGGGACTGACCGGCGCATGGGCGAGGTTCGAGGGCAGCCGCTCTTGGCCATCGTGCTTCAGTCGCTGAAGGAGATCGACCGCTACCGGGACAGCGTCCAGCGGAAGGCAGTGGTCAACTCCATGATCGCGCTCTTCATTCGCAAGAGCTCAGACAAGCCAGGGTCGTTGCCAATGGGCCGGTCCGCCTCGCGCGCGGTTTCCGAGTCGGAGGCGGTAGGGGATGGCTCGTACCGGAGCTACACGGCGACGGAGTACCACCCGGGGCTCACCATCGACGCGCTGCAGGAGGGTGAGGAGCCGGTAGCGTTCCAGTCCAACACCGCAAGCGAGGCGTTCGGTGAGTTCGAGGAGGCCGTGTTGAGGGCTATAGCCTGGTGCTTCGAGATTCCTCCCGAGATCTTGTTGCTCAAGTTCTCCTCCAACTACTCCGCCAGCCAGGCGGCCACCAACGAGTTCAAGCTGTTCCTCGATGCCGTTCGGTCCCGCTTGGCAGACGACTTCTGTCAGCCGATCTACGTCGAGTGGATTATATCCGAGGTGTTGGCCCAGCGGGTGATGGCGGATGGCCTGATCGACGCATGGCGTCGTCGCAGGTCCGGCCAAGATTTCGAGACCTTCGCCTCATGGGTTCATACCGACTGGGCTGGCGCCATCAAGCCATCGGTGGACCCGGTCAAGCTCACCCGAGCGTACCGTGAGCAGATCGCCGAGGGACTCACGACAAGGCAGCGCGCTACCCGAGAAATCAACGGGCAGAAGTTCTCTCGTGTCATCAAGCAGCTCGCGAAGGAAGCGGTGCTTCTGGCCGAGGCGCTCGCCCCGATCAAGGCGTTGTCGGCGCCGTCCGACGGCGGAGGAACGCAGGCGCCTTCGACCCCCGGACCCGGACAACGAGAATGACGACGAGGAAGCGTCAGCGGAGACACCGACCACCGACGCCCTCGCCGTTGCCTAGCACGAGAGGATCTACCTCATGGAGTACAGCTTCTGGCTCGTAGACCCGAGCCTAGGTGCACAGATCGAGCAGGCCTCGAAGCTTCTGGCCGGCGCCGCACCCAAGGAAATCGCGGAGCTTCGCGATCGCATGAACGCCGAAGCCGAGGAGAGTCGGCTTGTAAGCCGTAGCGGCAGCACAGCGACGATCCGGATTCGCGGTGCGCTAATGCCCGGCGCCAGCCTTGCCGCGTACATCCTCGGGCTGAGCACGACCCGCTACGGAGACATTCTCGCCGCACTGGCGGAATGCCGCGAAGACGACAGCGTCAAGCAGGTGGTCTTCGACATCGACAGCGGAGGCGGCACGGTCGACGGCTTCATCGAGGTGGTGGACGCAATCCGCGCGTGCCCCAAGCCGATGTCGGTGAAGTCGGTGTATGCGTGCTCCGCCGCCTACGGGATCGCTGCCGCTACTGGTGGCAAGATCGAGGCCACGAGCCGCGATGCGGAGTTCGGGTCGATCGGGGTCGCTGTAACGTTCATCGTCTTGGACGAGGAGGTCGACATCACCTCGACCGAGGCCCCGAAGAAGCGCCCGAACGTAAGTACCGAGGAGGGCCAGGCCGTTGTTCGGGAACGACTCGACGGCTACCACGCGCTGTTCGTCGAGGCTATTGCCGAAGGTCGTGGCCGCACCGTCGACGAGGTGAACGAGGGCTTCGGCAGGGGCGCGGTGATGCTTGCCAGCGCAGCCAAGGCGGCTGGGCTGATCGACAAGGTGCCATCCCGTGGCGCCCGGGTCGCTGGCACCGCAGCGCAGGCCGAGCGCCGGCTAGCTGCATGCGCGGCAGACACACAGAGCACACCAACCGGGGCGGAACCCGCGCGGGGCGAATCCGATGACCCAACACCGCCCAGCGCGGCGGGCAAAACGAGGAAAGTCATGAATGAAGAGGAGCTCAAGGCACAGCACCGCGCGCTCTACGATTCGATCGTCGAGGCCGCGGAGAAGCGCGGGGCAGAAGCGGCGGTCGCAGAGGAGCGCGATCGCATAGGCGCCCACCTCGCGCTCGGCGAGAAGTCGGGCGACATGAAGACGGCGCTCGACGCCGTGAAGGCGGGCACGGCGATGACGCAGACGCTCATGGCCACCTACATGGCTGCTGGCATGAACCGCTCGGACCGAGAGGCTCACGCGGGCGACAGCGCAGCCGCAGAGGGAGCGCTCGAGGGCGCGGACACCGCAACCGAGTCCGAAGCGGAGGACGAGGGCGACCAAGCCTGGGCCTCCTATCAGCGACGCAAGAACGGGGAGGGCTGAACCATGTCGATCACCATCACGAACGCCGATGTCGGGTCGGTCGAGTTGGAGGGGGGCAAGTTCGACCCCAACAGCCTCATCACCGTGGGCGGCGCGGTAACCCTGTTGGCCGGGACGATTTTGGCGCGCGATAGCGGCTCGCTGAAGTACGTCCCGTTCGTCAAGGGCGGCAGCACCAACGAGAACGGCATCCCCAAGGCGGTGCTCACCTACCCGATCACGTCGGGTGGTGCGGGCGACGTGGCCGCGACTCCACTGGTCGGCGGAAGCGTCAAGGAAGACCGCCTCATCATCGACGCGGACGGGGACAACAGCAACGTGGACAACGCGGTGCTCGACCAACTGCGCGCCTACGGGATCACGCCGGTCCCGGTCCAGCAACTCGCGGAGCTCGACAACCAGTAATCACCGGGCTCTGAGCCGCGCCCAAGTCGCCCTGGCTTAGCACCAGGGCGACGCGCGGTCAGGGCCCTTCACCAAATCCCAGACCTTCGAGGGTCACCACATGCCCGTGCGCCTCGCTGCGCCGTTTCGGGTGGGCCGTGGTGCGTCCTCGCTTGACCAAGGGCCAACGACATGAGTGACGCAAGCACGACCCACATGATTTCGGCGTACAAGGACCAGGCTTCTTCGCCGATGTTCCTGTCGTCCCTATTCCGGACTCCGGAAGAGAACTACTACAAGTCCGAGAAGGTCGAGATCGACATCGAGCGCGACGACTCGGACATCGCCATCGCTGTCAGCGACCTCAGCGTCGGCCCGCACCACAACGAGGCGACGCGCTACGTGAACAAGAGCTTCACGCCGCCAATCCTCGATGAAGCGGGATCGGTGAACGCCTTCGAGGCCATCAAGCGCTCTCCCGGCAGGAATCCCTTTGAGGATCCGGACTTCATGGGCGCCGTCGTCGAACGGATGTTCGACATCGGAGGGAAGCTCGAGCGCATGATCCGGCGCACCATCGAGCTGATGTCCTCGCAGGTCTTGCAGAGCGGCACCGTGACGCTGGTCAACAGCGCCGGCACGTCGCTCTACACGCTCGACTTCCAGCCGAAGGCAACGCACTTCCCGACTGTGAGCAACGACTGGGGCGGCGG